ATGACTCCATCGAGCCCAGCGACGACCTGAGCAACGTCATCCACGACGCGGACCTCGAGAACGAGGAGCGCATCGAAACGGCTCGCCAGAACATCGAGGCGGCCATCCGAAATCACCAGCGCACCAATGACGACAGGCATCGGCACGACGCGATGTACTGGCGGATCGAGTTTGAACGCGCCATTGCAAAGCGCAGTCCGCAGCAGATCGCGCGCATGCAAGCCCAGCAGAACGAGCGCATGCAGCGCGAGCCCGGGGCACCGAAAGATACGAATGTTTAACGCTGATCAGCTACTTCAAGACGCCAAGGTCGCGCGATTGCTCGCTGAATCCACCGCTGCCGCCTCTGATGACAGCGGAACGTGCAATCTGGATGCGACGTTCTTTTCACTGAGAAAGGGCGAGCGCACAGAGCCCGTGGTGCGCGCGCTGCGCGCGGCCGGGTTGCAGGCCGACCCCCATCGCTGGTTCGGTCGCGGCGTGATGGTGCAGCCGCCTGGAGCAGGTCAAGCCAACAAGCGGCATGCGGCCAACCAGGCGCTGTGCGAATCCCTCAGCCGCGCTGGATGGCCGGTGGCCCCGTATTACCAGATGGACTGATGCGTGAGGCGCCCTTCTTTTCAGTTCTATCCCGCCGACTGGCGGAACAACGCCAACCTCCGGCGTTGCTCGTGGGAGGCCCGCGGCGTGTGGGTTGAGGTCATGGGCCTGATGCACGACAGCGACCAGTACGGCGTGCTGCACTGGCCGCTGAAGGAGATCGCGCAGGCTCTCGGCGCCCCGCTGAAGATCGTCCAAGAGCTTGCCTCCAAGGGCGTGATGAAGGGCAAGGACAAGGGCCTGATCGAGGCATTCGTCTACACCCCACGATCCGCTCGCAAAGACGGCGAGCCGGTGGTCCTCGTGGCTTCGCAAGATGGGCCGATTTGGTACTCCAGCCGCATGGTCAAAGACGAGTATTTGCGGTCAGTTCGCGGCGAACAAACACGGTTCGGAGACGACACAAAGGACAAACCAAAGGGCGCACCAAAGGTGGGGTTAGGTGCAACGTCAAGTGACGGCTCTTCATCTTCATCTTCATCTACTACCTCTCCTTCACTACGTTCAGGAGAGGGCGCTCCCGAGCCGAAAGCATCGAAAGCGGCAACGCTAAAGACTTACCTTGAGCTTTGCCGCAAGGAGGGCTGCAAGCCCATTCCCCCGGAGCATCCCGTGCGCGCGTACTGCGCCGACGCGGGCATTGGCGACGAGATGCTGCAGGTGGCTTGGCTCGTGTTCAAGGACCGCTACACGAGCGACGAAAAGGCGAAAGCCAAGCGCTACAAGGACTGGCCGCGAGTGTTCCAGAACAGCGTGCAGAGCCGCTGGTATGGGCTATGGATCGTGAACGCCGACGGCGCAGCGGAATGGTCGAACACCGGCCTGCAGCAAAAGCGCGTGCTCGAGGCGCGGCTGCGCAAGATGGAGGGGGCATCGCATGCAGCTGATTGAGCCGCCCTTTGCCCAGGTCGCGCAGCTTCGCTCTCCGCCTCACTCAATCGAAGCAGAGTCCGGCGTTCTTTCGGGTCTGCTGCTGGATGCGGCGGCATGGGACCGCGTGGGCGATCTGGTCACGGAGTCGGACTTCTTTCGCTATGAGCACCGTCTGATTTTCGGCGCCGTCGGCGCTTTGGCGAACGCCTGCAAGCCGGTCGACGCAATCACGGTTTTTGAGCACCTGAAGGCCGCAGGCAAAGACCAAGAGGCGGGCGGGCTGTCCTACATTGATTCGCTGGCGTCGTTCAGCCCGAGCGCGGCGAACATCCGGCGCTACGCCGAGATCATGCGCGAGCAGGCCGTCCTGCGCCGGCTGATTGCGGCCTGTGACGAAACTGCAACCAGCGCCTTCAATACGCAAGGTCGGGCCGTCAGCGAACTTCTCGATTCCGCGCAGCAGCGCCTGCAGGAAATCCACGTTGGCACGGGTCGCGTGATGCCAACCGACATCGGCGCATCGGTCGTGCGCCTGCTGGATCGGATTCAGGCTGCGGCGGACGGCACCGAGCCTCGCGGCATCCCCAGCGGCATCCCGGCATTCGACCGGATGACGGGCGGCGGCTTTAAAGGTGGCAAGCAGATCATCCTCGCGGCGCGTCCATCCGTCGGCAAGTCGTCCCTCGCAGAGCAGTTCTGCATTCACGTTGCGCTGCACGAGGGCCTGTCCACGGCGTTTCTGTCGCAGGAAATGTCCAAGGACGAACTCACCGACCGCGCAATCGCCAACATTGCCAGAGTCCCGCTGGATCGCATCATCTCTGGGAACCTTGAGGACGATGACTGGTCGCGCCTGACCGAAGCCGTGGAGAAGCTGCGCAACGTGCAGCTGTTCCTCGATGAGCAGCCCGCGTTGACGCTTGCCGACATCGCCGCGAAGGCGCGCATGCTCAAGCGCCAACACGACGTCAAGCTGATCGTCATCGACTACCTGCAGCTATGCGCGGGCGGCAAGGACAAGGACACCCGGCACCATCAAATCGAGCATCTGAGCCGCGGCATCAAGACGCTCGCAAAGCAGCTCGACGTCTGCTTCATCACCCTGAGCCAGCTCAATCGCGAAGTGGAAAAGCGCGCGAATGGGCGTCCGGTTCTGAGCGACCTGAAGGAATCGGGCGCCATCGAAGAGGACGCGGACATCGTGATGCTTCTGAGCCGCGGGCAGGCGAACCCGAACGGCCTGCAGGTCGTCAATTGCGACGTGCCGAAGAACCGACAAGGCCGAATCGGCTCCTTCGCGCTGGCCTTTGACGGTGCCTATCAGCAGTGGACGGAAACCATCGTCGCGCCGGAGTTCAAAGCCCCGCCTCGCAAACATTACACGGAGGACGTCTGATGTGGACGAGCAGTGGCGGCATGAGTGCGAGGTGCGCGAGTGGATTCGCAGGCGGACCGAGAAAGGGCCTGAGCAGGGGCGCAGTTGGCTCGCCACCGTGCTCGAAAGCATCGGCAAAAAACGCGGCGCTGACGCCGCGGAAAGGCTGCGCAATGACATCACGAATCAGTGGCGGCTGGGCAATCGCGGCCAGTTCGGAGATTGGAGATGAATCGTGCTGATCGGAATTGACCCAGGTATCTCGGGTGCACTTGTGCTGCTCGGCAAAGACGGCCAACCCGTTGAATGGGAGTTGATGCCAGTGCTGAAGGTTGGCAAGAGCTCGCGCGTGAACGCGGCGGCTCTGGCTGCGATGCTCGAGAAGTGGCACCGCGGAATCGCCTGCAGCGCTGCGCACGCATACGTCGAGCAAGTGGGCGCGATGCCGGGGCAGGGCGTGACATCCATGTTCAGCTTCGGCCATGCCGTCGGTTCTTTGATGGGTGCCGTCGCTGGCGTCGGTGTCCCACACACGCTGATCACGCCGAAGTCGTGGAAGACGGGCGCGGGCCTGATTGGCACCGAAAAGGATGCAGCGCGGGCGCGAGCGATTCAACTATGGCCGCAGTGGCGCGCGTTGGACAAAAAAGGAGAGGGCCAAGCTCTGGCGGATGCAGCGCTGATCGCGCGGTTCGGAGGTGCGGCATGAAGCGAGGCATCAAGGCCATCCCTCCCGAGCTCCTGTCGTGGGTGAAGGACCGTTGCGTGGTCGACGAAGGCGTGGACGGCTGCTGGCTTTGGAAGCTGTCATTGCATGATGGCGCGCAGCCGCAGGGCAAGTACCTCGGCAAGATCATCAACGTGCGGCGCGTGCTCCTTGCGCACATGAACGGGGGCGAGTATCCCCGTGCGCTGGTTGCGACTTGCCGGTGCAAAGTGAACGGATGCACGCGACCGGAACACCTTTACGGGACGACGCGCAGCAAGGTTTTGACCGGCATGCCGCGATCCCTGGTGCATTGCGCCAACCTGGCCAGGGCGGCAAGAGTGCGCAGCCCCTTCACGCAAGAGGACGTTGACGCCATCCGAGCCGATGCGAGGCCCAACACGGAAGTGGCGCAAGCACTCGGCGTTGATGACACCGTTATCAGCCAGATCCGCCTGCACAAGACCTGGCGCGATTACGCCAACCCGTTCATGACCCTTGCTCAATGGAGGTCCGTATGAACATCAATCCGCATGACTACGCATTGAGCTTCTCGGACGTTCCGAAGCCGCTTGTCGTCGACGAAGACCCGGTAACGGAGAACTGGCCGCTTCCGCCGGCAAAGGCATGGCAGCCGCGCGGCCCTTCGCTGTGGGAAAAGGCGCGCCAGTTCTTCCGCGAAGTCGGCGATGCCATTGACGAGACATTCAACTTCGACCTCTGAAAGGAATATAGATGACGAAGCAACAGACGTTCAACGGCATCGACTACACGCCGCGCCATCCGGTGGAACGGCGAGTGCTGGAGCGACACATCCATGGCGTTGTGCAGCACAGGCAGCGGTATCCGATCTTCGAGGTCACGGCAGGCGGCAGGACCGTGGAGTGGACGGACAACCGTTCGGTTGCGCACGGAGCGTTCCATGCGGCGCAGACGTTACCGAAGAGGCTGGCCGTCGTTTACGACGACGGGCGCAAGGAACTGCTGGACGAGGTGAGTCAGAGCGGGCATGCGCGCAATCCTCAACTGGCGATTGCGGCATGAGTGAAATCCTCTTGCGCGTGGATCTGCGCGAGCCAGTGCAGGCAAAGAAGGCGATTCAGGCGGCGTGGGAGCACGCAAAGTCGCTTCTGTTCGCAGGCCATCGCCTCGTGCTGGAGGTGCGTCCTGCAAATCGCTCTGACAAGCAAAACCGTCTCCTGCACTCCCGGCTCAGCGACATCTCCAAGCAGATCGAATGGTGCGGCAGCAAGCGCGACGTTGACACCTGGAAACGACTTCTCACCGCAGCGTGGCTTCGCGCGCGCGGCGAAAGCGTCGAGATTCTTCCCGCGCTGGACGGCCATGGCGTGGATGTCGTGTTCCGCCAGACCAGCAAGCTCTCGCGCGCCGAGTGCGTCGAGTTGTGCGACTACATCATGGCCTGGGGAAGCGATCGTGATGTGCCGGTGCGGTGGTGCATTGCGAGCTTGGCCGGCGAGGTTGATCAAGAGACTGGCGAGATTCTGGAGGTGGCAGCGTGATCCTTCTCGCAGATATCGCCCGCTGCGCTGGCAAGCCCGCAGGAGCCAGCGGCCATCAGGTGCACCCCGAGTGCGTCAACTGCTGGCGTCGGCTGGCTCCGAGAGGCGGCTACTTCGTGCTCCCCGAGCCTCCGAAGGACTCGCCGTGCCCGATCAAGCTGCGGGCGAAGGAGCGGGCATGAAAAGAACACCGCTCAAGCGCCGCACGCCCTTGCGCTCCAAGCGCCACGAGCCCAGCGTGGAGCGAGAACCCAAGCCCTACGTGCGGCCGACCGTTCAATCGCTGCATCGCGGGGTGTACGGCGGAACGACCAGCGCGGCGCCAAAGACATCGCCGAAGCGCAACCCCGCGCTGCTGGAGATGGCCGAGAAGCGCCCGTGCCTGCTGCGCGTTCCCGGAGTGTGCAACGGCGACCCCGATACGACGGTGGCCTGCCACTCCAACGCGAGCGTTCATGGCAAGGCTGGTGCCCGTAAGGCTGACGACTGCTACAGCGTGTGGGGTTGTGCCTCCTGCCACCGCTGGTTGGATCAGCCCATCGGCGTGCACGGCCCGACCTACGACCAGAAGCAAGCCCGATTCGCGCTTGCGCATCTTGACCAGGTGATCGAGTGGCGGCGCATCGCCAACGACCCGAGCGAGCCCGTGCGGTTCCGCAGGGCGGCGCAGTGGGCACTGGAACAACTCAACGCAACGCCGGGAGCTGCCGAATGAGCGTCATTGCTTGGGACGGTAAGACGCTGGCCGCTGACAAGCGCGCCAGTTTCGGGACCACGATTCGCACGACCACGAAGATTTTCCGCCACGGAAACGCCCTGCTTGCCTACGCAGGCGACTCCGCACACGGCGAGGAGGTGCGCGCGTGGTGGATGCGAGGTGCGGATCCAGACGACTTTCCTAGGAGCCAGCGCGACAAGGACGACTGGGCTGGGCTGCTGGTGATCCGCCGCGGCGAGCATGGGCCGGTAATCGCACGCTACGAGCGCACGCCGTACCCGATCTATTTCGAGGACGAGCACTTTTCCATCGGCAGCGGCCGGGAGTTCGCGCTGGCGGCGATGTACCTCGGCTGCGATGCCCGGCGAGCAGTCGAAGTCGCGTGCGCGCTGGACAGCGGCTGCGGCAACGGCATCGACACATTGACCCTTGAAGACACGCCCGCTCCCAGCGGGGCATCGACAGCTGGAGAAGACTGAAAGGAAAACATGAATAGGCCATTGAGCATTCCCATGATCGAGTTGCGCTTGCGCAGCATGGAGCAATCCATCGTTCATGCCTTCATGGAGCACGCGCAGGATCTTGGCGACCAAGTTGATGAGGCCGTGAAGCGCGTCTGCACGGCTGAGAACATCCAACGGATTCTGAACGATCAGACCACATCCGCGATTGAATCGGCTGTGCGCGACGAGGTCCAAAACTTCTTCCGATTTGGGCCTGGCCGCAGCTTCATTGCGTCATCGGTCCGCGCCAGACTTGAAGAGGACTTGAAGGAGCGAGTCAATGGGTGAAGCCAAAGCAAGAGGAACTGCGGAAGAACGCCGCGAACAGTCCATCAACCGCGAGCTCGACACCGCCGAGTGCGTGATCTTCCTAAAGGCGACCGATGGAAAGCTGAACATCGGCTTTCTTCCGCGTGACGAAGAGCCCAACCAGGACAGCCCCGCGATGATCTTCGCGGCCTACGTCAATGCGAACTTCACGCAGCTCGCAGGCGAAGCGATGGCGATGTACGAGTCTGCCACGCAGGGCCTTCCCGGCGATGGTTCGGTGATGCTGGCCGAAGCTCCGAAGCGCAGCATCGTGGATGCGGTCGGGAACATCGCCAGCGATGCACCTGCGCTGGTGGGGCCGGATGGGGGCCCGCTGCAATGAGCGGCGCAGGTTGGGTGTTTTGGGGCGGCTGCGCGCTGTTCGCTTTCTTGATCGTCGCCGAGATCGTTGACCACAACGACTGGTAGCGGTTCAAGTTCGCTCATGGCTGCAAGGTCGTCGCCAAGATGAGAGGCGAAACCATCACGACCATCGACTTCAACGGCAATGTCGGCATAGGGTCTACCAGCGGCAAAACTGGCTGGCTGTGCGACGACGGCATCACCTATTACCGATGAAAGGGCGCACATGAACGCACATTGGGTACGGCTCACGATCGCGCTCGGTTCAACCATCGGCGGCGCGGTAGTTCTTATTGCGTGGTGCTGGGCAATGATGGATGTCTCGGCGGCGCATCCAACTCATTTCGAGACGATGCAAGGTGCGGGCAAGGTCTGCACCCGAATGGTGGAAGAGCGCTGGTATGGGAAGCAGGTTGTGCGCTCCTGGGAGTGCCAACCGGCAACGGCGGGTGCTCCGTTGGGAGGGACGCCGTGAAGCCGCTGATTGCAAAAGTCGGAGCGGAATACGCTTGCGTATCGGAGGACGGATGCGGCTGGGGCGACGCACCTATCGTTGCATTCCGCGATTACGAGCGCTCCCGCGACTACCAAGCCTGGTTGCACTCCGACAGCTATTTGCGGACACCGCTCGCTCAGTGTTTCCGCCGATCTGACGCGTTCGTCGGCGCGCGACAACGCAGTTGACCTGGTAACCGTTACCACTCAAGAGGGGACTCCAAATGCTCGCCGCAATGAAACCAACACTACCCGAACGCTATTCGACCTCAGTGCACGCCACGGATATGAGCGTGGAAGAGCGCACGTTCCGAAGTTCGAGTGATGTGATCGGAGCTTACGGCCTGGCAGACCGCGCGCTGACAACGGGAAAGCGCCGCACAGGGCCGCGTGAGGAAGACGTGGAAACGTTACCACCCGCGCCGCTGGCCGTGCCGCTCGAACGGCTGTTTGCCGGCGATCCGCGAGCCTCTCACGAGGTCGTGCGCCTGCTGGCCGGGATGGCGTTCGAGCAATCGTGGGCTTTGCGGGTCAAGATCAGCAAACCCGCCTGTCATGACATGGCCTGCGCCTGCCTTGCGTGGCATCGCAACGGTCGGTGTGATCCGTGCGGTGGGACGGGTTACCAGTTGGTGCCCGGGACGGGGAAGAATGGCGTCGGCGGCGTCCTGAGTGATGCGGCCTGCGAGTGCTGCAAGGGCGGCGGTCGCCGGGAGTTGGAGAGAGAATTTCGGCAGGAGTATCGTCCGCTGGCCCGCTGGCTGGTGTCGGAGATGGAGAGGGCGATGGGGCAGGCGGGACCAGCGGCTATGCGAGCATTGACGTCTCGATTGGAGTTGTGACATGAAATATCAAACTGACGAACTGGAAGGCGCATTGCTGGATGCGGCTGTTGCCAAGGCCGAGGGTCGACGCTTCGAGGTTGTAAATGGCCGATGCGGTGTGAGCCAAGATGCGGCCGACCCACTCGGACAGTGGTTTGAGCCCAGCACGGACTGGCGCGACGCTGGACCGATCATTGAGCGCCACGGAATCTGGCTTCGGCAAGGCGGCAACGTCCGAAAGGACGGTGAGTTGTTCTCGCTGTGGGTCGCGCGTGTCGGCGACATGGGTTTCCCGGCGTATGGCAAGACTCCTCTCATCGCCGCCATGCGAGCCTTCGTCAAGAGCAAACTGGGCGAGGAAGTGGAGCTGTGATGAAGGTACGAAAGATTCGACGGCAGCTGCCCCCCGGCGCGTGAGGCGCAATTGGTCTGCTACGAGGCCTATCAGGTAGTGGGCTCCCTGCTTTTGGATCTGGGTATCTTTGATGAGCCGTTCGCGCAAAAGGTGCTGGACAACTTGAGTGCTGCGCGGCGCGTTCACCACGCCGTTCTCCCGTGGCCATCGATCAAGCGGCACCCGCTGGATATCTGGCGTGTACCGGCCGAAAACGGGCCGGAAGAATAGCCAGTTGCAAAGTTTGAAACAGTCCATAGAATAGGACCGTGATCGTATAGCGGACGGGAAGAGACCGGACGCAAAAAGAGTAGTCGATCCCGCCCATCGCGGGCGGAGCTTTTCCCCCAAGACAGCAAACGCAAGGGGTTGGGCGGGCACCGAGGAAACGTAGGGCATTCCCATTCAGCTGGTGAAGCGATGTTAGCTAGCCCCCTTGCTTTTGCTCTGTTCTGCGGCGTGGAAAGCAGACACGCCTGCGCAAACGCCGACCGCCGAGGACGATTTAGTCACGTTACAGCGCGAGTGGTCTCTACCGGGCTGACCCCCGGCAAGCCTAGACAGTCGGACGCCCTAGTAGCGCGGGGCCAGACAGAGCAAAACTAACAACACCCGCCACGCCTCTCAACGATGCGCACCCCGGCGGGTTACTGAATTCGGTGAATGCGCAGGCTGATGCGCGAGATTCAGGTGGCGTGGTGTGACCGCTCTTGCTGGTGGCGCAAGCCGAGTGAGTGCCTCAAGCCCCTGTTGAAACCGGCAAGCCGGAGATCAGCACCGGCCACCGAACCCACAGTTGTCTCCGCTCCTGAGTCCGCAAGGGACTCATTGCAAGCCCGCCGCGTGCGGGCCTTTTTATTGCCACCCCGAAAGCCACGCCTAGAACGGGGATAGGTTCCGGTCAGGGGCAAATGGCCGGAGATGCTTCACGCGAATGCGATACCGCGAAACCCCGGGCATCGCGAAGGGCAGCGTCCCAGCGGCGAGGCTCACAAGCCGTTGACACCGTAAGCCCTCATGGGGCGCACCCATCCGAAAAGGAAACACCATGGCCACGAATCCCGCACAAGCCCCCGCTGATCCCGAAGACCTCCAAGACGGCGGCGCCGACGAAGCCAGCGAGGACCAGGGCCAAGACGCGGGCTACGAGGTCGTCATCTGCGTCAAGCCCGATGGCTCGTTCCGTGTGGGCGTGGAGCCAGCATCCGAAGAGTCCGGCGAGTACGAGGACGAATCCAAGTACAAGCCCGCTTCCAACGTGAAAGAGGCCCTGACCATCGCCCTCGAAGCGATCAAGGCTGACGGTCAGATGCCTGACGACGGCAGCGCCGACGCCGACCTGGACGCTGGTTTCAAGTCCCGCGGCGGGTACTGAGATCATGAAGACGCTGACGATTGGCGGCTTGGCTCGCATGGAACGTGGGCTGTGAGTCTGACCCCGAAACAAGAGCGCTTCGTTCAGGAATACCTGATCGACCTGAACGCGACTGCCGCCTACAAGCGGGCAGGGTACGAAGCGAAGGGGCACGCCGCCGAAGCGAATGCTGCGCGCCTGCTGAGGAATGCTGAGGTTGCCGCCGAAATTGCGCGCCGCAGCAAGAAGACGGCGCAGAAGTACGAGCTCACGAAAGAGCTGGTGATCCGCAGCATCGTGCAGGAACTCACGTTCGACCCGGCAAACCTGTACGACGCGGACGGCAACCTGCGCAAGATCACCGAGCTCCCGGAGGACGTGCGCATGGCGCTGACCTCGGTGGAGTTCGAACAGCACGGCTCGCCGGAAGCGCCCGTGTTCGTTCGCAAGGTGAAGTGGGCGCAGCGGCAAGGCGCCCGTGAGCAGGCCATGAAGCACCTGGGCCTGTTCCTGGAAGACAACAAGCAAAAGCACGCCGTCGAAGAGCTCCCTGACGACGTGCTGGACCGACTGATCGCAGCCAAGGCCAAGGAGCTCGGCGTCCGGCTGCACTGATGCAGGATCTCGAGGAACTGCCGGCCAAGACCGTGCTGGCGATGGCGCTGCAAGAAAAGGCGCGGCGAGCCAGTGGCCGCAGGCTGATGGCGTACAAGCCGTACCCCAAGCAGGAGTCTTTCCACATCCACGGCGCTGACCTCGCGATCCGCGAGCGGCTGCTGATGGCGGGAAACCAGCTTGGCAAGACCTGGTGCGCGGCGTTCGAGACGGCGATGCACCTGACCGGCCAGTACCCCAAAGGCTGGAAGGGCGCGGTATTCGATCATCCGACGGCAGGCTGGGCCGCATCGCTTACCAGCCAAGGCACGCGAGACACGGTGCAGCGACTGCTGCTGGGAAAGCCTGGCGAGTGGGGCACCGGAGCCATCCCGCGCGAGGCGATCCTCGAGATCAAGCGGGCCAGCCATGGTGTGGCCGATGCGGTCGAATCCATCACAGTGCGGCATATCTCCGGTGGGACGAGTCGCCTGACCCTCAAGACGTACGACCAGGGCCGCGAGCGCTGGCAGGGTGAAACACTGGACTTCGTGTGGTTCGACGAGGAGCCGTCGGCGGACATCTACTTCGAGGGCCTGACGCGCACGAACGCCACAGCGGGCATCGTGTACATGACGTTCACGCCCTTGCTTGGGATGTCGACGGTAGTCAAGCGCTTCCTGATAGACAAAACGCCGGGAACGCATGTGACGACCATGACGATTGAAGACGCGCTGCACTACACGCCCGAGCAGCGCGCCGCGATCATCGCCAGTTACCCGGCGCACGAGCGCGAAGCCCGCGCCAAGGGCATCCCGACGTTGGGCTCTGGCCGCATTTTCACGGTCGCCGAGGAAGTGATCCGCGAGATGCCAGTGAGCATCCCGAACCACTGGCCGCGCATCGTGGGCATCGATTTCGGCTGGGATCACCCCACAGCCGCCGCGTGGCTGGCGTGGGACCGCGACACGGACACGGTGCATGTGTACGACGCCTATCGAGTGCGTGAGGCAACGCCGTTGATCCACGCGGCAGCGATCAAGGCCAAAGGGCCGTGGATTCCGGTGGCTTGGCCGCACGACGGCTTGCAGCACGACAAAGGCTCTGGCGAGCAGCTGGCAAACCAGTACCGCGGCCACGGACTGAACATGCTCAAGGAGCGTGCGACCTTCGAGGACGGCACGAACGGCGTGGAAGCCGGCCTCATGGACATGCTGGACCGGATGCAAACCGGACGGCTGAAAGTGGCCAAGCACCTGCACGACTGGTGGGAAGAGTTCCGCCTTTATCACCGCAAGGACGGAAAGATCGTCAAGGAGAACGACGACCTGATGTCGGCCACGCGATACGGGCTGATGTCGTTGCGGCACGCAAAGGTGAACGTTGTGAAGCAGCTTCCCAAAGTACCCGCCTACCGCAGCTCAGTCCCCGGCATGGGGCCGCTGGGCTGATCCAACCCAACACCACGACAGGCCGCCATCGCGCGGCCTTTGTCATTTCAGGAGCCAAGCATGGCGCAAAGAGTCTTTGAAGTCGGCGACAAGAAGAACATCACGGCGACGAACGCCGAGCTGTTCGATGTGGATCTCATGGGCATCTTCGTGTCGCAGGCCACGAGCACGCCCACGATCAAGGTGGCCGACGGCAAGGGCACGATCGCCAACACGTTCACGCCCATCCCCGGCACGTACTACCCGCTGCCGTGCAGGACGGTGGGCGCGCTGACCGTGACCATCAGCGGCACGGTCGACTGCACGATCTTCTACGCGCAGTAAATGCTTCTGACCTGGGCTTCCAGCCGCGGCTTGCCGACGCTGTACCTGGACTTTCTGTCCAGCGAAAGCGCCGACTCCCGCCTGACGATCTCAGGAGGGGCGGGAGGAACGCGTGTCAATTCGAGCGGAAACATTGTTTCTGCCTCTGCTCCGAGGTTCGATTACGACCCGGTATCACTTGCAGCTAGAGGGCTGCTGGTGGAAGAGCAGAGAACGAATCTGCTGCTTCAATCGGCAGGCTTCAGCTCTGCGCCGTGGGCAGCCAGCGCATCCACGCTCACGGCAAACGCAGCGGGCTCGCCGAATGGTGCAAGCAACGCTACCAAGCTGGTTGCCGACGCGACATCCACGAACGGGCATCAAGTCCTCCAAGCTGTCAGCGTCACCAGCGGCACGACCTACACGCTGACCGCCTACATGAAGCAGGGCGAGTACGGGTATGGAAACTTGCTGCTGGATGCAGCAGCCTTCGGAGGCACGAACCAGATCGGCAATTTCGATCTGGTCAACGGAGCGGCTTCCGTTGGGCTGGGGACGCCGACCGTTTCCATCACGAACGTTGGCGGCGGCTGGTACCGCTGCACGATCACTGCGACGGCGAGCGCAACGGTCTCCGCAAACGTTGCGCTGCGTGTCAATTCGACATACAGCAACGCCGCATTCACGGGCACAGGAACGTCCGGCATCTATGCGTGGGGAGCCCAGCTCGAAGCAGGCTCCTTTGCCACCAGCTACATCCCCACCACTACCGCTCAAGTCACCCGCACAGCAGACAGCGAAGCTATGACGGCAGTCTCATCGTGGTTCAACGCGACTGCTGGCACGTTCTATGTGGAGGGCGATTCGCTCGTCAACGTCGCGAGTGGCGTGCCGCTGTTGTCCATTGACGACGGGACGACGGGCGTTAACTCGCTGGACATTCGCTGGAGACCGAGCGCAACAGGTGCCGTTATTTCGAGTGGGTCGGCCACGCAAGCGGACCTCTCCATCCCCGGCCTCACTGTTGGAAGCGTCTACAAGTTGTGGCTCGCCTACGCGGCCAACGACTTCGCCTTCATCGCAAACGGCGGCGCACCTGTCACCGATTCGGCTGGCGCGGTCCCCGTGAGCCCGACGACGCTTCGCATTGGCAGGGCGAGCAGCGGCAACCCGATGAACGGGCACATCCGCAAGCTTCTGTTCTTCCCCGTTCGCCAGCCCAACGCCACCGGACAAGTGCTGACGCAATGAGCACAACCCTCTACCTTCGCTTCCCCGACGAAGCCACCTTCCGCGCGAGCCTTCCTGCTGATTTCATCCAGTACGGCGAAACCGGCTCACCCTTGCCTGATGGTGTTCAAGCCATCCGCATCATCGGCCCGATGTACTCGGGCGGCACCTACGACGGGCAGGGCAACGTCATCACCGCGCCGACTCTCGTTGCAGGCTGGCATGTGAACGTGCTCGGGACTTTGCCCGATGCGTGGAAGGCTTACGAGATCCATCCGGTAACGCCTTCGGGCGTGTTCGGAACCAAGTAGACAAACGATGATCGACGAATCCCTCCTGCCCGACGAACTGCAATCGGGCGGGGGAGAGCTCGCCCGTCCCAAGCGTGTTTTCTCCGATGAGGAGCGCGCTGACCGGCTTGCTGCTCTCAGCCAGGTCGTTGTCTCCAAGCGCGACGAAGCCGTCAAGGCCCGCAAAGATTCCGGCATCGAGGACAAGTGGCTCGAATGCGAGGAAGCCTATCTCGGCATCGACGACGCCAACCGTGGCGAGTTTGCCAAGGCGCGCTGGGCCAAACCCACCAGCATGCAGGGGCCGCTGACGACCAGCGACAGCCAGCAAAGCGCGAACAAGTCCACCGCCTTCGTGCGGCTGACGTCGCGCTATGTGGACATGGGCGCGGCCAAGCTGTCGGAAATCGTCCTGCCCATTGACGACAAGGCGTTCGCCTTTGGACCGTCTCCGGTGGCCGATCCGGTGGTAACGGTTACCACTGCCGGCCAGCAATCGGCACCTAATCCGGCGACTGCGCAGCCCGCGCAACCCACGGCTGTTGCACAGGCGGCGGCCATGGCTGGTGGCGCGCCCAGTCCAACGGCGCCGACAGCGCAAGCGGCTCCCGTCCCGCAGGTGGACCCGGCCGAGCAGCAACAGGAAGAAGCGACCCAGAAGGCGAAAAAAGCCGAGAAGCGCGTGTACGACTGGATGGTGGAAAGCCGCTATCCGCTGCAGATGCGCAAGGTGATCCACGACTCCGCGCGCATCGGCGTGGGCGTGCTGAAGGCGCCGTTCCCCGATCAGCGCACGCGCAAGGCGTTCTCCGTCAAGGGCGACAAGGGCGTGCTGGAGATCGTCACCAAGGTCAGCCCGGCGATGAAGTGGGTCGACCCGTGGAACCTGTTCCCGGCGCCCGGCTGTGGCGAAGACATCCACTCGGGCGACTACATCTTTGAGCGTGACTTCCTGTCCCCCGCGAGCCTAGACAAGCTCAAGAACCTGCGCACGGCGCCGGTTGGCGACCAGCCCGGGAAGCCGATCTACATCCCTTCGGCCATCGACAAAGTGCTGCAGGAGGGCCCGAACAAGTGCAAGGTCGAAGGGAACAACCCGAGCGACAAGGCCGACAACTCGCGCTTCACGATCTGGCACATGACCGGGACGCTGAACCGCGACGACATGGAAGCGCTCGGCGCGCCGGGCATCGAGGATCTTCCGGAGGAGCTCGCGCAGGTCTTTGCCATCGTCACGCTGGCCAACGACACGGTGATCCGTGTGGCCTTCAACCCGCTGGAGAAGACGGGCAACTTCCCGTACCGCACCTTCCCTTGGAGCCGCCGGGCCGGTCACTGGGCTGGCGTGGGCGTGGCCGAGCAAGTGTCCATGCCGCAGCGCATGGCCAATGCGGGCTTGCGCGCGTGGATGAACAACGCCGGCAAGGCGGCCGGCAGCCAGATCATCCTTGACCAGCGCGCCGTGGCGCCCGCCGACGGCAACCCGGAGATCACGCCAGACAAGCTCTGGTACTACCTCGGCGACGGCATGAGCGATGACGTGCGCAAGGTCTTCGCCCTGTTCACGATTCCCGACCTCGGCGCGAGCCTGCTGCGCATCCTGCAGGAGGCGTTCCAGCTGGCGGAGCAGCAAAGCAACATCCCGCTCATCGCCCAAGGGCAGACGGGCGCGAATGACCCGGAAACGTTCGGGCAATCCGAGCTGCTGAACGACAACGGCAAGACGCTGCTGCGCGACAAGGCGTACACGCTGGACGACTGCATCACTGAGCCCGTCGTGCAGGACTTGTACGAATGGCTCCTGCTGGATGACACCGTGCCGGACGACGAGAAGGGCGACTTCGAGATCAACGCCCGCGGATCCATCGCCATGGTGGAAAAGGCGATCCAGGAGCAGACCTTCCCGATGCTCATTCAGGCGGCGGCGCAGAACCCGACGTATGGGCAGAACCCGGCCAAACTGTTCGCCGAGTGGATGCGCGCCAAGCGCTTCAACCCGGAGCTGACGAAGTACACGCCGCAGGAGATGGCCGACCTCCAGAACCGCCAGCCGCCCGAGGCTCCGGTGGTGCAGGCCGCGAAGATTCGCGCACAGGTCGACCTGCACAAGCAGGACATGGCCGATCAAACCAAGCTGAAGGTCGAAGGTGCGCGCCACGACCGCGAGACCATCTACCAGGATTCGCTGAACGAGCGCGCCCACATCGACGCGGACTACCGCGAACGCCTGCTGCATCAGCAGTGGCAGATTGCGCTGCTCGAATACTCGAAGGCCCAGAACATCACGCTGCAGGAAGCCAAGACGCAACTAGCGGGCTTGGCCATGAAGCTCGAGACGCAGCGCGAACTCTCGCGCGATTCGCTGGCGGTCGACGTGCACAAGCACCACTCGCCCGCACCGCAGGCACTGACGCCGCCCGCTGAACCCGCAGGCCGCGCCGAGCCCGGCCAGAGCTTCGCGCAATGACGCCGCAGCCGCCCACCTTCGCTCTGAAGCCGAGCGAGAAGGACAGCGACTGCTGGCGCAGGCTGAAAAAAGAATTTCAAAGGCAGCTCGACGTCGAGCGCGCCCGAAACGATGGCATCCACCACGACGAGAGACAGACGGCCTACATGCGTGGCCGCATCTCCGTCCTGAAGTATTTGATCGCCCTCGACACACCGAATTCGCCGCCCGCCTCGTAAGAGGTGCACGGCACTCGTGGCAGCCCACGTCTAGAACGCCGGCTGCATGGTCTGGTGACTGGAAACAGTCATCGTTGTCTGGAGAAACCCTGAATGGCAGGAGAAGCCGAAACCCCGGTTACCGACGATACCCCCGAGCATGAGGAACGCGATGCGGACTTCGATGCGGGATTCAGCGGCACAAGCGAAACGTCCACGGAAACGCCGACGCCCACGCCTGCGCCCACCCCCGCCCCGACGCCAGTTCCCACTTCCGCTCCGGCTCCCGAATTCGTGCAGGTCACGCGCGAGGACTGGGATCGTGTCAGCAAGAACGCCGCCAAGGTCGACGAGATCGAGGCCACGTTCGGCAAGCTGCGCGACCAGGCTTTCGGCAAGATCGGCGGGCTTGAGCGAGCCTTCGCGCAAATCCAGCAGGCCACGCCGCAAGGCGCCGCCGTGGAGATCAGCGCAGAGGACTTCACCGAGCTGAAGGAGCAGTACCCCGAACTCGCCGAGCTCACGCTCAAGGGCCTGAACAAGGCCATGGGCAAGCTCAAGGGAACGGGCGGAACCAACGTCGATCCAAAGGTTTTTGATGAGAAGTTCGGCGCAATTCGCGACGAGGTGACCGACATGACGCTGGATGCCATCGTTGATGGCGACTGGCAGGCACTGGTCAAGAAACCCGAGGATGGTAGCGAGTGGCAATACGGCAACTGGGTTGCGACTCAGAAGCCGGAAATCCAGAAGCTCGCCGCTTCGGACAAGCTGCGCGATGCGGCACGCCTGATGCGCCTGTTCAAGGCTCATCTGGACACGCCCGCTCCCGTGCCGACACCAGCGCCGTCTCCTGCACCGACACCGGCTCCCACACCGAGCCCCCGACAACAACGGACCACAGCAGCAGTCCCCCCGCGAGGTGATGGCGGCCATCCGCCCGCGCCCTCGGAGGAGGACGAGTTCAGCGCCGGATTCAACTACCGACGATCCGGCTGATCCAGCAAACCCCCGCAGACGAGGCCCGCCACTGAGCGGGCTTTTTCGTTTCTGCACACCGATAAGGAGTTCATGCGATGAGCATGCAGACCTTCGTTCTTACCCCCGGCCGCCTCAATAAGTTCCGTGGCCAGATCCTGTCGCACGCCGTGCCGATGGAAGTCCTCGGCCGCACGGGTCGTCAGGTGAAGATGCCCAAGAACAGCAGCGACACCTACGTGGCCCGTCGCTGGCTGCCCTACGGCGCGACGTCCACCGACGCGAACACCATCAACCGCTTCTTCCAGAACGGCACGGGTGATCGCGGCAACGTGGTGGTGCAAGCCCACCAGATCAGCGAAGGCGTGACGCCCACGCCCGACAACATCACTCCGCAAGACGTGACCGTGGTCGTGCAGCAGTACGGCTGCCTGTACGGCTTCACCGACAAGACCTTCGACCTGTACGAGGACGACATCCCCGCGGCGATGATCGAGCAGATTGGCGAGCGCGTGACGTTCGTCAACGAGATGATCATCTGGGGTGCGCTGCGCGCGTGCACGAACCAGTACTACGGCGGCACGGGCACCTCGCGCTCCACCGTCAACGGTGCTCTGACGCTGGGCCTGATCCGCAAGATCGCCAAGAACCTGCAAGCTAACCACGGCAAGCCGGTCAACTCGGTGCTCGCGGCCTCGGGCAGCTACGGCACCGACGCGGTGGCCGAAGGTTTCACGGTGTATTGCCACACCGACATGGAGCCGGACATCCGCGATCTGCCCGGTTTCGTGCCGGCGGAGAAGTACGCCAGCGGCAAGCCGATGCCCAACGAGATCGGCAAGTGCGAGCGCTTCCGCTTCATCACCTCGCCGGACCTGCCGTCCATCCAGGATGCGGGCGCGGCCGTGGGCTCGACGGGCCTGCAGTCGCAGTCGGCCTCGAACGTGGACGTGTACCAGTTCATCGTGACGGCCAAGGACGCTTGGAGCCAGATCGCCGTGCGCGGTAAGGAGTCGCTGGACCCGACGTACCTGCCGCCGAGCCAGAAGTCCAAGTCGGATCCGCATGGCCAGCGCGGCTACGCGGGAACGATCTGGTGGAAGGCCGTGATGATCGAGAACAACGGATGGATGGCCGTTGGCAACGTCGGCATCCGCACGCTGAGCTGATCTTGAGGGGCTGGGGAAACCCGGCCCTTTCTTCACTGAAAGGACTTCAGCATGCAAGACAACCTCCAGCGATACCTCAACTCGCTGACCAACCCGCGCGACCAGGTGACTCTCCGGACGATCCTGCAACCGGTGTACGACCGCTTCTCCAGCCAGTGCTTCTCTTCGGCGGGCCTTGCCATCAAGACGGCAGGCTCGGCCATCGTGAAGGCGGGCTCGGCGTTCTACGGCATCGCCAACGGCGTGCTGGTGAACAAGGCGTCCAGCACCGACATGGCGGCGCTTTCGGGCACCGTCACCGCCGCCAAGTTCAACGTCTTCGTGTTCTACATCGACTCGGCGGGCACTCTGTCGAGCGCGATGGGCACCGAAGGCGCCACGCTCGGCGCGGTTGTGTTCCCCGCTTTGCCGCAGAAGACGGCGGTGATCGGTTTCGTGGTGATCAACCCGACCGGCACTGGCAACTTCGTGGGCGGCACCACGGCTCTGGACGACGCCACCGTCGTTCCCAACGCCGTGTACGTCAACGTCGACGGGCCTTTCGACCCGACGATGGTCCTCGGTTCCTGATTCAACGTCCATAAGGAGAAAACATGGACAACCTCTCGTTTCCCCCGTTCACCCTTTGCGCGATCAAGGTTGCGCTGACCGCCTCCGGTGCGGCCACGACTGTCGGTTCCACCGGCACCGTGCACTACTGCATCAAGGGCAAGGCGTACACCACGTCCGCCGCTTCGTCTTCGGCCACGCCGACGACCGATGCGGTCACGGGCGCGGCGTTCGTCGCCGTCCCGGCCAACTACGGCAGCGTGTTCGTGCTGTGTCTTGACGGCTCTTCGTCCACCTTCGCCACGGCCCTCAAGGTCGTGCAAGGCTCGGTCGTGGCGCTCGACTCGGCCGGCAACTTCGTCGTCGCACCGCAGTTCGGCACGATCCCCGACACGCTCTGCCCGGTGTCCTACATCGTGGTCAAGAACGGTTCGACCGGATCGAACTGGACGTTCGGCACGTCCAACTGGAACGCCACCGGCATCACCCTGGGCATCCAGGACGTGATGACGCTGACCGGCCGACCCCAAGTGTCGTAAGCCCTCACGGGCATCGAGCAAGGGCCACCTTCGGGTGGCTCTTTTTCTTTCACCAACCGGAGAGCTGAATGCCCCGAGCCAGTACCCGAGTGGTCGCGCCGACCACGACGAACGAGATCCACGCCGACGACCTGCGCATGGCGCAAGCGCCTGCCGCGGACTTCGACAACCGCAGCGAAACCATCATCCCCGTGGACAAGCCGCTGGAGGACGACTACGCCGCCGCGCTCGCCTTCATGGAAGAGCCGCTCACGATTCGCATCGAGCAGTCCGACGAAGAGAACGCGCCTGTCGCTGTCGAGTGCTGGGTGAACGGCAAAGGTGCCGAAGTTCTCAACCCGATCACCGGCAAGTTCGATGAAATCAACTGCCTGCCCATCGGCGGCCCGATCATCACGAAGCGCAAGTACGTCGAAGTGCTGGCCCGCTCGCGCAGTGATCGCGTGGTGGCAACCGAAGTCGACAACCGGCCCGCAGCGAACAAGGACGGCTGGAAGGTCGAACGCCGCAGCCTGCGCAAGACCCTGTTTTCCGTCATCCACGACCCGAACCCCAAGGGTCACGAGTGGCTGACGCGCCTGTACGCGGAGCGCTGATCCGTGAACTACCTGACCCTTGCGCAGAAGCTGCGTCGTAAATGCCGCGTGATGGGGTCGGGGCCGACGGCTGTCACCGGTCAGTCGGAGGAATACAGCCGCCTGCTTGACTGGATTTCCGAGGCGTGGATGGAAATCCAGCGGATGCGCAACGACTGGGCGTTCCAGCGCGCGACCGCCACCTGTGCCACCGTGCTGGGCCAGACGAGCTATTCGGCCAGCGACTTCGGCATCAGCGACACGCTCGGATTCTGGGCGGTGGACTACGAGAACGGCGACACCTTCCGCAACTACGTGACGGCCACGGGCACGAGCTCCGAAACCTTCATGGACGTGTGGGACTACGACCGCTGGCGTGACACCTACCTGTTCGGCGCGCTTCGCACCTCATACACCCGCCCGTACGTGGTGGCCGTGACACCTGACAACGCGATTGCCTGCGGCCCGATTGCCGATGCCGGCTACACGCTGGTGGGCGACTACTACAAGGTGCCCACGGAGCTCGTCGCCGCGACCGACACGCCCACGCTGCCCGTGCAGTACCACATGGCCATCGTCTACAAGGCGATGATGTACTACGGCGCGAGCGAGGCGGCGCCCGAGGTGTACGACGAAGGGCGCGGGCAGTTCGAGGTCATCATCCGCCAGATCATGGCCACGCAGCTGCGTCGGCCGCGCCTTCCGGGAGCGTTGGCGTAAATGGCGATGCGCCCGCGTTTCCCGCCCACGCAGGCGGCGTATTACCCCATGCGCGGCGGGCTGGACCTGGTGTCCCCGCGCATCTCCATCGACCCGGGCCGTGTCTTCGATGCGCAGAACTACGAGCCATGGGTGGCTGGAGGCTACCGCCGCATCAATGGCTTTGAGCGCTTCGACGGCCAGACGTCGCCCACCAGTGCGACGTACTGGTACATGACGGCCAGCATCACTGGAAACGTTACCACCGCAGCGACCCTGACGGGCGCGACCAGCGGAGCGACTGGCCGCGTGTTGGCCAGCGACACGGGCGTGATCGTCCTTGGTCGCGTGTCGGGGACGTTCCAGTCCGGAGAGGCCCTTCAAATCTCGGGCGTGACCGTGGCCACGGCGACGAGCTCGGCAGTCGAAAGCGGCGCGCCCAGTCCGTCGGATGACGCGAACGACCGCCTGCTGGCCGCGAACGACCGACGCGCCGACATTCTCGCGGTGCCCGGCAGCGGTGCGATCCGCGGCGGCTTCGTCCTCAATGACGTGTGCTACGTCTTCCGCGACAACGCGGGCGGCACGGCGGGCGCCCTGTACAAGCAGACCGCCTCGGGCTGGTCGCAAGTGACCTTTGGGCGCGAGCTGCAGTTCGACGGCGCCACGGGCCAGATCAGCGACGGCGATACGGTGACGGGCGCGCTGTCCGGAGCCACGGGCGTCGTCAAGCGCGCCTTGCTGCGCACGGGAACGTGGACGGCTTCGGGTGTCGGTTCGCTGGTGTTCGCCTCCATCACCGGGGCATTCCAGGACAACGAGAACCTTCAAGTCGGCGGTGTGACCAAGGCGGTCGCCAACGGCGTCGACACGGCCATCACCCGCCAGCCGGGCGGGCGCGTGGAAGTCGTCGTCGGGAACTTCACCGGGTCGTCGACCACGAAGTACGCCTACGGCGCCGATGGCGTGAACGTGGGCTTCGAGTTCGACGGCACCACGTACGTCCCGATCAGAACCGGGATGACGAGCGACACGCCCACGCACGTTGCCGTGCACAAGGCGCGGCTTTTCTGGGCCTTCGCCAGCAGCCTGCAGTACAGCGGCATCAACCAGCCCTACAGCTACACGCTGCTCACGGGCGCCAACGAAATCGGCGTGGGCGATGCGATCACCGCGATCGTTCCGCAGGCCGGTAACGCTTCGGGTGCATCGCTCGGTGTGTTCACCTCGGGCAAGACCAGCATCCTGTACGGCTCGACGAACACCGACTTCAACCTCGTGCCGTCGGTCTATGACATGGGCTACCACGCCAACACCGTGCAGCCGGTGTCGAACAACACCTACGGTCTGACCGCGCGCGGGGTGCAGTCGCTCATCACGACCCTGAACTACGGGGACTTCCAGTTCTCCGCGCTGAGCTTTCTGGTGCAGCCGCTGCTCGAGCAAAAGCAGGGCCTGCAATGTGCTTCCGTCACGCTCAAGGCCAAGAACCAGTACCGCCTGTTCTTCACGGACGGCACGGGGCTGGTGTTCGGCCTGACCGGCGAGCAGCTCTCGGGGATCTTGCCCCTGAACTACGGCATGCCAGTGCGCTGCGCATGGACGGCCACGCTGTCGACGGGCGAGGAAGTGTGCTTCTTCGGCTCGGACGATGGCTACGTCTACAAGGACAACGTGGGGACGAGCTTCGATGGCGAGCCGATCGAGGCATGGATTCGCCCGGTCTTCAACAACCTGAAGTCCCCTCGCGTGCGCAAGCAGTACCGCAGCGCCGTGCTCGAAGCGTCCTGCGACGGCTACGCCGAAATCAACCTGTCGTACGACCTTGGCTACGCGAGCTCCGATCTCGCGCCCGTGGCCATCCAGCAGGACCAGGCCATCGGAGGTGGCGGCGGGTACTGGGAGCAGTTCACCTGGGAGGCGTTCACCTGGGACGCTCCCGTCGTCGCCGAGCCGCGAATTTCCATCGACGGCACAGAAAACAACATCAGCCTGCTCGTGTACAGCAACCGCGCGCAGGACGACTCCCACGTCATTGAGGGAGCGAACCTCTTGTACACACCCCGCCGCTTGACGAGGTAACTGGATGAGCAACAACTTCTATACACCGACTGGTGCCCCTGCATACGCTTCGCGCGGGCTGTCTGCGTCGATACGCGCTGAGTTCGTGTCCATTGAGGCCGGGTTTCAGGAGGTACAGGATGTCACCTCTGCGGCGATTACCGGAACGGCTATGTCCGGCGTCGATACGGGCACGGCCAACCAGTACGCCGTCACCGTCGGTACGGTTGATGCGGCGAGCTACATCGCCGCGTACACCGATGGCGTGACGATCCGCTTCCGCACAAGCAACCCGAACACCGGGGCGTCGGTCATCAACGTCAACACGCTGGGCAACAAAAGCATCCTGCGTCGCGACGGAAGCGCCCTTCAATCCGGCGACATCCTCGCAAGCTCGTGGAACACGGTCACCTACAACAGCGCAGCGGGCGCGTTTTATCTGCTCATGGGAGTGCAGGGAACAGCAGGTACGAACGGTACCTCGGGGCTGGAGCCGTACGAAGAGCGCGCCAATACGGCGGTGTCCATCGGCAACGGTGATGCGTCCAAGAAGATCAAGGTCACCGGGACCGGCAACAGCACGCAGGCGTTCGATGCAGTCGCGACGCTCACGGCAGGCTGGCGCACGCGCCTGTGGAACGCCACGACGGGCTATCTGCAAGTCACATCCGACGGCGCGACGTACCGGATGTACCCGGGCGAAGAGCGCGAGTTCTACGTCGACAAGGTGAACAACATCATCCGCTCGGCGGTGCTCCGAGGGTTTCGGCTCAAGGACCAAAGCGCGGGCTCCATCCTTGTTCCTCCTTCGGGCTGCGGTTACAAGTTCCTGATGGTGCGCGCCACCGGCTCTGGGGCGGGCGGCGGTGGCGGCGGCGGCGGCGGTTCAGGCCGTTCGGGCGCATCGCCTACCGGCGGCGCAGGCGGTTCCGGGGGTGCAGCCGGACAAAGCGGCGCGACGGTGGTCCGGCGTATTCCGCTGGACCTCCTGCCGACAGCTGGAACGTCAATCTCCTACTCTCCTGGTGCGGCAGGCGCGAAAGGAGCGAAGGGCACGGGCGGCGCGGGTGTCACCGCTGGCTCTGGCAATGGCAACATCGGCAGTATAGGAACGAGCGGAAGCGCAGGCAACCAGACCACGTTCGGCGCCTCTACCGATAACTGGTACGTCAGCGCGCCGGGAGGTGCAGCTGGGGTGAACCGCGGCAACCCCGGTGCGGCCGGCACTTCTGGGACCGCCAGCGGTGGCGCTGCAATCACGAATTCGGTCGGAACGACGGCGGCGGCGATTCAGACCGTTGGCGGAGCGATTCAAACGGCCACTGCCAACGGATCGGCGTCGGTCGTCGGTGGTTCTACGAGCACGACCGCGGGCGCGGCCGGCGGTGCGTCAGGAGATTCTTCACAAGGCATTGCGCTGCAGGTCGTGCGTTCGGGCGCGTCGCTCGCACCTGGAGGTGCCGCCAACTCGAACCCCGTGCCCTCCGTCGGCAACAACGGCACCACACCCTCGGCAGAGACATCGCCGGGTGTAGGCGGCTTGGGCGGCGGCGGCGGCGGTGGCTCTCCGGGCCATACCAGCAACGCTACCGGGAATGGCGGCGACGGTGGCGACGGTGCCAACGGCGGCCCCGGCGAAATCGAAATCTGGGCGGAGTGACCTATGCAGCGACACGCGATCGTGAAGGATGGCGTCGTGGTGCAAGCCACCATGATCCGCGACGGCGACACGGAAACCGCAGCAGCACTGGGCGCTATTCCATGTCCGGACTGGGTGAGTGCGGGCGATGCCTACGACGGCTCGATCTTCACCTTGTCGCAGAGCGTTGAAGTCCCTGCCGAAGTCACCTTCCGTCAAGGCATGGCCGTCCTGATCAAGTACGGACTGGACACGCAGATCGATGACCTGCTGAACGCCCAGTTGGCGCAGGCTCAAGCCTCGGACGATGAGCAGGCCATCCTCGACGCGAAGCTGGCCATCAACGACTGGAAACGCTCCACCGCCTTCGAGCGCGACTGGCCTCTGATCGAGAAGATGCGCCAGCTCAAAGGCTGGACGCAGGACTACGTCGACAACCTGTTCATCGAGGCCAAGACGCTATGAACTTTCTTCGCGCCAAGTTCCTGCTCACGCTCGCCAACCTGCGGGAAATCCTCATCGCCATCGACCAACTGGGCAACGTGCTTCTGTGCACGCTCACCATGGAGCAGTCGTGGAGCGACGAGACCCTCAGCGCCCATACATGGCGGATGTATCGCGATGGCAAGCCATGGGGTCGCATCCTCATGCCGCCGATTGACTGGATGTTCTCGTGGCAAAGCCAAGAGGAGGTGTTCCTCGACGAGAACGGCCAGCCGATTACCGGCCATTGCCGCCGCGCGTACATGAAGGAGCGCGCGCGCGATTATTTGCCGGTTGAATACCGCGACACGAAAGGACAGCCGTGAGCCACGAAACCGCATCCCGGACCGCATCGACGGTCACGTACACGGGAGCGTCGCTCTCGGTGAGTTCCGCCGCCGCGGGCACTGTTATTCCTCCCGGCGTACAGGAAACAGTGCTGGGCCTGACGCTGAATCAGTGGACGGTGGCGGGCATCGTCTTCGGTATGTTGACAGCGCTCGCGGGCCTTCTGGTCAACCTGTACTTCCAGCGCCAGCGCCTGAAGCTGCAGATGCTGCACATCAACCAAGCACTCCCTGACGGCGACTGAAGCCCGTGGCGCGTGACATTCAGATGATCCCGGGCAACACCGACCCGGGCCGCTACCGCAACTCCGTTCTGAGCATCGCCATGCTGGCGCTGATCGCGGCCGGCGCGAGTGCACCGACGCTGCTTGGACAGTTCCTCACTGAAAAGGAAGGTTCGCGCCTTGTGGCCTACCAGGACGGCGCGCACATCTGGACCATCTGCCGCGGCCTGACGGTCTACCAAGGCAAGCCGGTGTATCGGGGGATGCATCTGTCGCAGGCCGAGTGCAACGCCGCGGATGCTGCGTTCATCGCTCGCGACCTCGCCGAGGCGCAGTCGATCATCCGTCCCGATGTGTGGGCGCGCATGTCCGAGCCAGCCAAGACCGCGCTCGGTGACATGGTGCACAACCTGGGCAAGGCCAAGGCCCGCGACTCCAGAGCCGTGCGCCTGCTCAACGCTGGCAACGTGAACGATGGGTGCGCGGCGATCACGCTATGGATTCGCGACGCAGGCCGCGATTGCCGCAAGGCAGGCAGCAACTGTCAGGGCCAGCCTATTCGCCGCATGCAGGATGACGAGTTATGCCTGATCGGCAATGCGCCCTCTGCGGCGCAGTAGGTCACACCGCGCCGCACTGTCCGTGGAGGACTGAATGCTCTTCTCACTACTCGATCCCCGACTTTGGCTGGCGGTGGCCGTCGTTGTCGCCGTGTCTGCAGGCGGGGGTTACTTCAAGGGGCGCCACGATGGACGACTACTGGAACGAGCCGACACCGCCGCAGCTGTCGCGCAAGCGAACCGGGAAGCTCGAAAGAATGAGCAATTGCGCCAGGATCGCGTGGACAAAGCTGCAAGGGCTGCCGCCGCCCGCGAAAGGGGCCTTGTGGCTGACGCTGCTCGTGCTCGCAGCTTGTCTCTCGGGCTGCGCGACGACCTCGATTCCCTCCGGCGAGACAGCGCGCAATCCCTCAGCGCCGCCCAGCAGGCTCTCGCCGCAACCTCCGAACTACTCGCAACGTGCAGCCAGCGATACACAGAGCTGGCGGCAGAAGCTGACCGAGCTGATCTCGAAGCTCGCGAGCTGAGGCAAGCGTGGCCTAAGTAACCGGAGTCACTTCCATGCGTCTGCTTCTCATCGCTGCGGCTCTCGCGGCAGGGTCGGCTGTTGCCGCCTATAGCAACGACACGATGGTTGCCCGAAGGGGCGGCGACGCCGTGCGCCTGTGGGATGCGCCGTGCACGTATGAGGACGTGACCAAGCGAATCAAGCCGGAACACCGCGACAAGTTCCGCCGCGCGCAAGCAACGATCTCCAAGCAGGAATTCCTTGCGTGCTGGGTCGTCGACGGCGATGCCGTGTTCCTGATGTACGAAGACGGCGACCAATCGCTGATCCCCGTTTCCGAATTCAAACCCGATCAAGGAGCCTGAACGAATGGCGACCACCGGATATGTTGACCCCAAATGGGGCACTGCGCCAGCGGGCGGCTCGTACTCGCTTGACCCGCAAAAGGGCTGGGTGCCGATGCAAGGTAGCACTGTGGCCAACCAGCCCGCAGGCTCCACTACGAGCCCGACCGGCATCATCAATACCGCGCTCAATAGCGGATTCAAGTTCGTGAACAACGGCGGCACCGACACGCTCGTAGGCGACAAGTACGCGGCCAATCTGCACAGTGGCGCGGCGAGCTACAACGCGGCCACCGGCCAGAACCTAACCGATCAGCAGTACGACGCGATGATCAACCCGAAGGACTCGGGCACGATGTTCAATGCCGACGGCACGCGCAAGACCTACGGGGCGGGCGACTACATCACGCCCAGCGTGACGGAAGTGGCAGCGCCTGGATCGGCAGCCACGCCCAATGCGGCTGGCGGCGCTGGCGGTGGTTCGCTGTCGGCAGGCGGTGCGGAGCGTCGTGGTCGCGGCATCGTCGGCGGTGCAGCTGGCTACACGCCGTGGACGGTCACGCCGGACCAGACCGTGGAAGGCCGCATCCAGAGCATCGTGAACGGCGCCATCGGCACGCAGGCCCGCACGGACGCGACCGAGCAGATGGCGGCCCGCGGCTTGCAGAACTCGGACCTTGCCATCAGCGCGGGTGAGCAGGCGGCGTATGCGGCTGCCGTGCCGATTGCGCAGGCGGACGCCGCGACGGCAGCCAAAGCCGCCGGCTACGACGCGGACATCCAGAACCAGATGACGATGCAGGGCAACCAGCTGGGCAGCCAGGAGAAAATCGCCCAACTTCAGTCCGACACGCAGCGCTACGGCTACGACACGAACGCAGCGACGCAGAAGTACACGGCGGACCTCAACGCCCGGTCTCAGCAGCTTATCGCCGGAATGGACAACGACAATCGCGTGCAGATCCAGCAGCTGCAAAACGACAATCAGCGGCTGCTTCAGACCAACAGCAACGCGGCCAGTGCGTTCAACCAGTCCATGGTGGCAGTCGCCAACATCGAACAGAACACGACAATGGACGCAAACGCCAAGACGCAGGCCATCGCGCAGATCATGCAAAACCTGCAGCAGCAGCTCACGACGCTGGGCAAGGTTTCCAGCATCGACCTGTCGGGCACTCTGAACTTCGCGAGCATGCCGGGCTTCGATGCACAAGGGCATTGGGTAGGCTTCGGCGGTTCGTCTGCGGGCAGCGGCGCGGGAAGTACCAGCGACAGCGGCTACCAAGGTCCGGTCTTCCAGCCTTCCAACTGATGATCACCTTCGCCCGCGAACTCCTGTGCGAGTGCGTGCAGGAGGTGCAGCCGCTTTTGGAAAAGCACTACGACGAGCTCACGCTTCGCAAGGACATTGTGAAGCTCGATCCACAGTGGAAAGAGTACGCGCTGCTCGAGCAGCTGGGCCGCTTCGTGGTGTTCACCGCGAGGGACGAAGGCAGGCTGGTGGGCTACTCGGCCTACTTCCTCCTTCGCCACATGCACTATGCCGCGCTGACCGTTGCGCAGAACGACGTTTTCTGGCTGGACCCACAGTGCCGCCGCGGCATGTCACCTGTGCGCTTCCTGCGCTGGTGCGACAAGCGACTGGCGTCCGAGGGCGTCGACAAGGCCATCTATCACTGCAAGCTGTCCAACCAGCTTGCTCCCATCCTGCGCCGACTCGGCTATGCCGACGAGGAGGTCATGGTGGGCAAGTTCATTGGGAAAGGAGCCTGACATGGCGTTCACAGCTGTTGCGGCGATCATCAGTGGTGCCGAAGTCACCACTGCACTCGTCTTGTCTGCCGCCGCCGAAATCGGCACGGCAATGACCGTCGTCGGTGCGGTCACGGGAAACAAGGAGCTCATGAAGATCGGCGGCGCCGTGGCCTTGGTCGGCGGTGTCGGCGGGTTGATCAATGGCGCGATTAGCGGCGCTGCGGGCGCGGCCGGCGCGGCGGAAGGTGCCGCTGGCGCGGAAACGCTTGACTCAATGGCGCAAACCGCCAGCGATGCGTTCGGCGGCGAAGCGGCGACCGAAGCCGCGCAACAAGCGGGCATCACGCAGATGGAAGGCGCGGCCACCCAAAGCGTTGGGACGGACTTGGCAACGAATGCGACGAACGCTGCCGTGCAAGCACCCGCGCAGGAAGTGCCGCAAGCGACCCAGACGATGGGCGCGAGTGGAAACGTTACCACCCCGGCCGTTGAATCGACGCCTGTGAACACGAGTTCGACGCTGCAGGCGCCAACAGTGAACGGCCCCACGGGTGCCGTAGCGCCGACAGGACCGGCCACGCCGTACGACAACATAGACGTAGGGGGCGGCTTCAATCCGTCCTCGATGACGGCGCCACAGGACTCGGGCTCGTTCTTCAACAAGTTCTCCACTTGGGCGAACAACAACAAGACGCTGTTTTCCTCCGGTCTGCAACTTGCCGGCGGCGCTTTCAACGGCATGAACCAGCGCAGCATGTGGGACCAGAAGATGGCGCTGGAGCAGCAGCGTCTGAACCAGACAGGGTACGGCTCGCAGGTAGGCATCTGGGCGCCGCCGAACCCCACGCCCGGCATCATCAACGGAGCACGCTGACATGAACCCGATCCTTGAAAAGGCGAAGGCCGCCGTCCTCCAAAAGGTAGACCAGCGCCTTCAGCCCGCGATCCAGAAATCCGTGCAGGCGGGCGAGCAGGTGATGTACGCACCGCAGACGCGGCAGGAGTTGATCAAGACGCTGGGCGATGGCTCCGATCCTGAAGCCATCGGCTCGGGCATCGCCAAGGTGCTGGCAGTTCTCTTCCACAAAAGCGGCAACACCCTGCCGATGCAAGTAGGGGTTCCCGCCGCCACGATCCTGCTGATCGAAGCCTTGCAGTTCATCGAGGACGCAGGCAAGGCCAAGGTCACGCCCGACATGCTGGCAGCGTGCACGAAAGCGATGGGCTCGGCGGTGCTTCAGATGTTCGGCATCACGCCCGACAAGCTGCAAGCCATGTTCTCGCAGGCGCAGGCCGGGCAAGGTGCCCAACCGGGGCAACTGCCTGCACAAGCGCCGCAACCGGCGGGCATCGTGGCCAGCGCAGCGCAAGGGGGTGCGTGATGGGGATCATTCTCGGGGCGCTCGGTGGGGCGGGTGAAGCCGCGCAGAACATCGGCTCGACCATGCTCAAGAACGAGCTGGACACCGAATCCAGGCTGAAGGTAAACCAGCAGGACAGCGACCTTGCCTTGCAGCGCGCGAAGGCGTTGGAGGACTACAAACTGGCCGCAGCGAATCAGCAGCGGCAGGCGCAGTCCCAGCGCATTCAAGATGCCCAGACCGGCATCGTGAACTCCAAGATCGGCGACAAGTACGCGAGTTCGGATGCTGCCGTCGCTGCGGCGGATGCGGGCCAGACGGATGCGCCGCTGACCGATGAGCAGCGCGGCATCATCAACCAGGCCAAGGATGCCGACCGCAAGAAGCTGATGGCCGACAAGAGCACGTACGTGGATGCGGCCATCCAGACGGGTGATATCGCCCCCAAGGACGTTCTTGCCGCCTCCAACAAAGAGGAAGTCGCTGGCATTCGTGCACAAGCCTTGCAGGCGGTGCAGGACGCCAAGAACGACGTGTGGCGCGAAAAGATCGAGTTCATGGCGCAGAAGTCCAAGGACGACAACAACACGCGCATGCTCATCGCGGCGATGCGCGCAGCCTCTGGGGGCAAGGACGGTGGCGACACCGCCAAGATCCGCACGGCGCAGACCTACCTCGAAACCGTGAACGCCGAGCGCAAGGCGAGCGGGCAAGACCCCATGACGTTCGAGGAGGCGTACGCCATTGCGAACTACGCGCCCAAGAGCGATCAGGAAAGCGGCATTCGTGCGCGCGTGGCCACGACCCTGATCAACAACGACCCGAAGCTGCTCAAAGACCCGGAAGCGCTGCGCAAGAACGTCGAGGCGACGCTGAGCGTGATCAACAACGACACGCCCGCAGCCAAGCCGCCGGCGCCGGCGGCATCAGCCAGTACGAAGAAGCCTCCCCTGAACTCCTTCCTGAAATAAGCCCATGCCCTTCGACTACCAGGGTGCCCGCGCCGCCGGTTACAGCGACGCGGAGATCGCGTCGTTCCTTGGTCAGCAGGCGGGATTCGACACGGATGGAGCGATCAAGTCGGGCTACAAGCCTGCAGAGATCATTCCGTTCCTGTCCGACCGGCTGAACCAGCAAAGCGCGGCGAAGGAGCAGCCGACGGTTCCCGATCAACAGCCTGAGAGCGCGCCGATGGACATCGACGGCGCTCCCATCCTTCAGCCCGCAAGCACGGTTGAAGCGGGCGCGGGTCGCGGGGTCGTAAATCCGCCGCTGGCTGCCGATGTCGGAAGGCGTGACGTGAGCGCGGCCGAAGCCTTCGGGCGCGGGGTCGGCGAGTCCGGCGCGAAGTCGGCCAAGTACCTCGCAGCCGCCGCCAGTGCGGTTCCCGTGCTCGCTGAGTCCGTCATCAACGCGGTGAAGCAGCCGTTCGGCGGGAAGGCCGATTACTCGTGGCAGGACGCCGCATTCCGCCAGCTCGTCGACCCGGCCCAGAACGCCGTGGACTACTACGCGCTCAAGCCCGACGAGAAGATGGACCTCAGGTCCAAGATCGCGAACGGCGTGGGCGGGCTGCTGCAAGACCTACCGGCCATCATCGCCTCCGGTGGATTGGCCGAGGCCCCCGCGGCTGTCGCCAAGAACCCGGGGATGATGGAGTTCGTGGGCAATGCGCTGTCCACGGGCTTTGACGCCATGCGCCCGATCATCCTGAAGGCGGCAGGCGAGAAAGCCGATCAGGTGCTGGAGTCCGGTGGCTCGCCGCGCGAGGCGGCCGTGTCTGCGCTCACGGCCGGGATGTGGGCGGGCATCAACGGGGCCGTGCCGATGTCCATGCAGGGCTCGCGTGCGGTGCGTGCCGTTACGGGCTTTCCGGTGGGCGCAGCTACTGGCGAAGCCGGGCGCGTCATCCAGAACGCCGCCGATCCAGACAATCTCCAGCAGCCGTTCGATCCTGCGAACACCGTCATCTCTGGCGTGCAAGGCAGCCTGTTGGCGGCTGGTATGCCGGGCCATGCCGAAGCGCCCGCCGATCTGCATGCGGCCGAATCCGCCCGCGCGGCAGAAGCCGAGGGCGTTCCCGCGCAGACGCCGCGTGTTGCCGATGTGGGCCGTGTGCTGGAAGCGCAGTCGGTGGACGAAGCGATCGAAGCTGCGAATCGAGCCGCGAACCCCGCGCCCGAGGGTTCAATCCGTTCGCAGATGCTGGCCATCCGGCCGCTTGAGGAAGCCCCCAATGTCAGCCGAGAAGATGGTCTTCGGCCCGCTGTTGCAGGAGCCGCTGGAGATGGGCTGGCTATCCCCGAGCGAAGCGTGGAGCCTGGAGCTGGACAGCCTGTTGAACCCGCAGGACGACTGGCCGCAGAACCTGCTTCCATTGGTGCAGAGGGTGAGCCTGTTCCACCTCGAGCTGCCGATGCAGTAGAACCCGCAGCCAAAGTCGCACCGCAGGCGGCGGAATCGGCACTTCCCCCAGCGAAGAACGCCGAGGCCGAACTCGCAAACATCCAGGCACGGCGCAACGAGTCGGGCACCGTCACGGTGACGGGCGATCCTGCTGCGGTAGCTGCCTTGCTGCGCGCCCACGAAATCCCGTTCGTTCCCAGTACCGATGGTGCCGTAGTGGGCCGCACGCGCGCCGCCGATGCCGAGCGCGTGGTGCAGGATTTCCAGCCGCGAGTGGAAACGGTTACCACTCAGGACGCTGCCGCGCCGGTTTCCGCGCGGGGTGTCGAGCCTAGCGTCGACACCCCCTCGAACCAGCCGACGCCGGCCGTTCGCATCGAGCCGCCCATACCCGCGCAGCCGGGAAAAGTGGTAACCGTTACCACTCCGGAAGTGCGGCAAGCCCCCAAAGTCGAGCCCATCCGAGAAGCCGAACGAGCAGTCGCGGCCATCCCCGACGAGCCCGCGTTTCGGCGCAGCGGCGAGTCCCAGCCTGACCTGCGCGCGTCAGTCGCCTCCATCAGGGATCGGCTCTTCAACTCCCCCCGCGCTTCCATGCGCGTGAGTGAGGTGGAGAGCGCGCTCGGCCCCGCGCTGAAGCGTCTGAAGGTGCCGCACTTCATCCACGACTCCATCGGCGCGGCACGCGAGAGCAGCGGTTATGCCGACATCCCCGAGGGCGTGAAGGGGATGCACTTCAACGGCAAGCTGCACCTCATAGCGGAGAACCTGCGATCTCCGCTGGAAGCAGAAGCCGTGTTCTGGCACGAAGTCAGCCATGCAGGCTTGAGCGCGATGTACGGCAAGAGCTCGCGCGCCTACGAAAGCGCGCTGCGGGAGCTCGTCGCTGTCAACCCCGAAATCCGCAAGGCGGCGCTGTCGTGGATGGAGAGGTACGGCAAGGCGGACTTTGACGCCCGCGTGAAAGCTGGCTCGACTCCCGAACGAGCGCTGCTGACAACCAAGATGCAGTCCGTCGATGAGGCGCTGGCCGAGATGGCTTCGCGCAACGTGAGCATCAACGGGTTGCCGCGGTTCATCGCCCGAGTGCAGGAGTTTCTTCGCGTCATCGGCTTGCATCGCTTGGCGAACTGGCTGGAAGGAAAGACCAACGCGCAGGCGCTGCGCATGATCCTGAACGCCCGCGAAGCGGTGATGGAAAGCGAGCCGTCCGGCTCAGCCAATGCTGGCCAACTGGCACCGGCCTTTTCCAAGGACCGCGCGTCGTTCTCCCGCGCTGCCGATTCCGACGCCGACCTCCCCGAAGAAGTCCGCGCTCCGTACGCAGGCCCCGGCGCTCGCATGCTTCAAGCGGCGGGCGAGCTGTACTCGACCCTTCGCAACGACCTGATGATGGGCGTGGCTCCCATGAGCGCCACGAACAATAAGCAGGCCCAAGCGATGGCGCAGAAGTACGCCAACCAGACCCGCTGGGCGCAGGTGCAGTGGGGCCGACTGTCCCGCCTGATTGAAAAGAACTTTACTCCCGAAGAGCGCCAGCGCATGTGGGAAGCCGCCGACGAGGAAAACGTCGCGCGCATCCGTGAGCGGGACGAAGAGGGCTATACGCGCCCTGAGGGCGTGGGTCTTGCTCGACTCTCGCCCAAAGAGCGCGAAGGCATCGACACCCTGCACGAGTACGGCCAGGGTCTGTGGAACGCCGCCCGCGACGCCGAGATGGTCGAAGGCGATGGCCTGCCGTTCTGGACCCCGCGCATGCTCGTGACCATCGGCGAGGACGGCGACATCGGCAAGCTGCGCTCCCTTGGAGGTGGACCGAAGATGGCCACCGACGGACGGGGCCGCAACATCACGACCAATTCGTCCAACCTCAAGCACCGCAAGCACCTGACCACCGAAGAGACGGAAGCTGCCGCATCCTCTCTGGCGCAGGAGCAGGGCGCTAACGGGGCCAAGGTCGTGCGCGACATCATGGTCATGCCGCTGGCGATGTACCGCCTCGAGCGAGCCATCGCCGGCCGCAGGCTGATCAACCAGCTCAAGGACATCGGCCAAGCCTCGGGCGAGGATCTCGTCAGGGATGGCGCCGCCGAGGGCTACATCACACTTCCGCACCCGGCCTTCACCACCTACCGCCCGCGCTTCACGAAGAACGAAGAGGGCAAGACCGTGACGGTGACGGACGACGAGGGAAACCCGGTCATGGACCGCGTGCCCCTGTACATCCGCAAGGACTTCGAGGGGCCGCTGCGCGCCGTGATGTCGACCAAGGACTCGTCCTGGTACACCGGATACATGCTCCTCAAGAGCAAGGCGATGTCGGCCATCATGGTTTCCCCGCTGATCCACAACATGGTGATCTGGGGCAAGGCGATTCCCGCTTCCCCGGTGAAGATGCTCACCTTCCAGCTGTACGCGAAGGGCCACGCGCTCGCCCGCGACAACGCGCTGATGAAGGAAGCCGTCGACAACGGCATGGTGCCCATCGGGGAGAACCACGCACAGTCCATCGACGTGACGGACATCGCGCAGAATTTCAAGCCGCTGGGCGACCGCTGGGGCGACCCGAACGAAAGCTGGTTCACGCTGTCCGTGGAGAAGCTGGGCAACCTCCTGCACGAAGGCGCGGGAACGTCGACCAAGGCCAAGCTGGATGCGGCAGGCGAGTTCCTGCACCACACGCTGCTGTGGAAGCAGATCGGCGCCTTGCAGATGGGCATCTACGCCGACGCCAAGGCGCGCTACATGGCCAAAGGATTCGGCGAGGAAGCCGCCGGCATCCAAGCCGCGCACCTGGCCAACCGATATGGCGGTGTCGTTGCCAAGGAGAACCAGAGCGAGTGGGCGCGCAAGATCGCCAACGTGCTGTTGTTCTCGCGCTCCTTCAACTTCACCAACCTGGGCACGATCAAGGACAGCTGGGGCGCGATGCCTACGGGCCTGAAGGCCCTGCTGTCAGAGAAGGCGCCCAGCGAAGCCAACCGGGCCGAGTGGCAGCAACGCCGCAAGGCATGGGGCGTGATCGCACTGGACATTGCCTTGGGCGTGATGGCAACGTCACTGATGCAGGATCTGGTCGATTCGATCAAGAAGGACAAGAGCGCCGACGACATCCTCAAGGGATACGCCGACCGCGCGAAGGACATGGCGTCCAACATCGCGGCGCACCCGCTCACGCCGAACTCGTACAACCCCTATCGCCTGTCGTCGACGTGGCGCAACGAGCCGGGCAAGAAGGATCGCGTGGACATGGGCGCAGCCGTTGGCGAGCGCCACGAGTACATGCGCATGCCCACGGGCAAGGTGGCTGAAGACCTGATCGGCTGGACGACGGAAACGCTGGAAACGTTTGAGCGCAAGATGGCGCCCATTCCGAAGGCGGTGATGGAAGCCTCACTCGGCCACACCACCATCGGCATGCCGGTGGCCGACCCGAACGGCTCGATTCTCAAGCGTATCGGCGAGGGTGTCGCCCATGTGATGAAGGCCCAGCTTCCTTGGGACGACATCACCCGCGTGTACGACTGGATGCAGGGCCACGCGACCGAGTTGGACAAGAAGAAGGTCATGGGCACCGTCACCGGCTTCACTTTCTCCCAAGGCCATCCAGGCGGCCCCGAAGCCGCGGTGAACCAGCAAGCGTCCGACCGGTTTGAGCAGTCGCGCCGCTACACCATGCAGCTGGTCAAAGACGACCTCAAGCGAGGTGACGAGGACAAGGCCCGCGAGCGCATGGAAGAAATCGGCATGACGCCGCGTGAAATCAACCGCGCCATCCAGCAGGCGCTGGAACCCAGAAGCGGTCTGTCCAAGCAAGCGCGTCAGAAGTTCGAGCGCCGCGCGAATGATGAGGAGCGCGAAGAGATGGATCGCCAGCGCGCCCGCTAAAACCGCGACCCGTCCGGTGCCGATCGCATCGGCGGATCGGGAGTGTCGACCGGACACTGCATCGTCGCAGTCTTCAATTCAGCGTCCCGCCAGAGGATGCAAGTCTGAGTGCCGGTGATCGTGCGCGTGATTGGCACGGGCACATCGAAGACCAGGAGCTCGCCGCGGTCGTAGTGGTACGAGCGCAAGGTCGGGGTTTTCGCGAGCGCTGATTGCGCAGCGTCTGCGCGTTCGGCTGCCGTTGCCTTCGGAAATGACGGCCCGGCGTCTGAGCACGCGACGAGCACGACAAGGGGCAGCAGCCTGAGCAGCATGCCGCCCATTCTAGGAAGTTCCACCACCGAAGTCACAACTCGGGCCGAAATCGGCCCTGAAGGGTTTGTCATGCCTACGCTTCTGGCCCGCGTTTGCGCGGGCGTTGTCCTGTCCTGCTGGGCAGTGGGATGGCTTGCGGGCCATCCGTTGGAAGGCTTCGGGGTTGGCATCGTGCTGTGCATTGGCCTTATCTGGGAGTTGGGCAAATGACCACGATTGCTGCATGCCCGAAGAGCAAGACGGTCGTATGCGACAGCATCGTCAGCGACGCCGATCAGAAATGGACCGAGCAGAAGGTGTTTCGCATCCGCGGCAGCCTGTACGCAACTGCCGGGGAGTCTGCCGATGGCGAGGCATTCCTACAGTGGATTAGAGGGGGTAAGCGCGGGAAGACGCCGAAGCTGGACGGGACATTCGATGCCATCGCCCTCACGCCCAATGGGCTGTTTCAGTATGACGCGCACTTGATCCCCAGTCAGCGCACGGAGCCCATCGGAATCGGTACAGGCGGCAAGTGCGCCAAGGAGGCCATGATGGCCGGCGCGGACATCGTGACGGCGGTAGAGATCGCCTGTCAGATTGATGCGCAATCCGAAGGGCCGGTCGTCACCCACAAGCTGAAAGCCTGACGATGGCAAACAAGGGCATTGACCCCTCCATCTACGACGGCTTGGACGAATTCGCCACCGTTCGGCAACTGGAATACCTGAAGGCCGTTCGGGAAAAGCGCAGCGTCTATGGCGCGGGTAAGGCCTGCGGGGTGCATCCCAATGTGGTGAAGAACTCCCTCAAGATGCT